CTTAGGTGGATCCGGGGGGAATCGAACCCCCGTCCGCAACGCCTTCACTACGAAGGACTTACAACAATTCTTTTACTTATCTGAGCCGTATACTTCTACCAAAACTCTGCGGTTTTCGCTACGTCCCTGTGCGGTCTTGTTGGTAGCAACAGGCTCACGTTCGCCTTTGCTGTCAACATACACACGACCGAGATCAAGACCTTTTGAGACCAAATAGTTTCTAACTGCATCTGCACGACGCAGACCCAGGTCTAGATTGTATCTATCAGAGCCCACGCTGTCGGTGTGTCCGGTTGCAATGATTACCTCAACATTCACTGAGCTCAATCGGCCTATCAATTGATCCATGGCCTTGCGACCTTCGGGTTTGAGCACAGCCCGGTCAAAGTCGAACAGTGTGCGTGAGAGATAGGTCACGCGAAGAACCTGTGCTGGTTTTGCCCTAGGGCGTTCTGCTTCTGCTTTAAGTGCGGGTTTGACTGGTACTGCCGGTTTAATGGCGCCATCACATTCGGCGGCTGCAGTGGCCGGAGTCCAGGCACTGTCTCTCCAGCACAAGCCTGTGGAATTGACCACCGGTCCGGCTTGACTGGTCCAGTTGTCATGAGCTGAAGCAAGCGAGCTCACAGACAATAATACTAATAATATGTTACGCATTGTGATTCCTTTTAAAATGATATTTATGGTGGGCCTTGTTGGATTCGAACCAACCACCGAGCGATTATGAGTCGCTAGCTCTAACCTAATGAGCTAAAGGCCCGGATTCTAAAATCCACTGATACAAAGCATCAGCGATTATTTGATGACCTTTTTGACTAGGGTGTCCGCCGGGCATCACATTGGGGTTTTTGTGAAGATACGGATCTCCTGGTTCTAGTCCTATCAAATCCCCGCAACTGACCTTTCCAGATCTATATATGCAAGTGGTATCAACTTCGGGCCAAAAATCAAATTGTTGCCATCCTGCTATGTAGTAATCTTTTATGCCATGATAGCGGCACATGGCTTGTAAAGATACAAGCACAGTATTTGTGGTAATATCAGATAATTCTTTGCTGTATATGTATTTGAAATAAATCCGGTTTGTTTCGCTAATCATGGCACCGCTTGATGGAAGCCCACCGCCGCCCTTGGAGGATTGAAAGATCCAATTGTTGTCGTGCCATGACATGGCACGACTTTGATCAGTTAAAAAAAATACTGCCATCCATTCAGATAGATCTTGATCAAACGCCGATGCCCATGATATATATTTTTGTAATTGCACCATTAAATGATTGATGCTACTGGCAGGAACACTGTAATTTGAATATTCAGTGCATTTTAAATATTCCGATAATATCTGACCAAAAGTTTTTTCGTTTGGTAATAGTTCGGATCCCTGGGGCCAACTATCACCAAAAGTTATTAATTTTTTTTTGCAGATCATGTTTGTATTATACTACCAGGGCCGGTAATTGTCAAGCCACTGTTTGAAATCACCGTATAGATTGATCATGACAGCTTCGGCACTGCCAAATATAACAATCTGTTTGGGTATCATTTGTTTGGTCATGATGTAGTAAGGTGACTGTATTTTCCTATCCATTTCCAACAAGCGATCGCTAGTCATGCTTTTTGGATCAGTGATATCAAATGTATAGTGTGTCAGGTCAAGCACTCGATCAAACACAAGATAACCTGCATGGGTAAGTCTAAGACCACCGGTTGATCTGATATTGTGCCACCAGGTTTTTATTGCAATTTTTTCAGTGATGCCCAAATCTGTATCCAGACGACTGACTAAATCACGTGTTAGTTGTTGTCGCAGATTTCGCACTTCAAGGAAACACTTTATCGCCTTGTGTAAGCACTACCACACTAAACTTGTCGGTTTTGAATTGAGTGTTGAGTTTTTTGGCCAAGTTGATAGCATGTCCAGGGTTGCTGAAACTGACCTTTTTGTATTTGGGACCTGGATATTGTACCAGGAGATTGGATGTTTTGAGATTGATAGGTTTGCTGTCATAAAACACTGCCCATACTCCTTCGCTACCCAAAACCTGTTCAGTTTTATAGGTAACTCGATTGGTGATTTCAGCAAGTACAGTTGGCTTGGGTCTACTCATGGTGTATTATTTATGACCGTAATATACCAATATTAATAACTGCCACCGTCCATCTTGACGGTGATAGTTTCTTGACTGTGATTATCCACAGTGGCTCGACGCACAGTTTCTAGATCCAGCAACAGGCGTGTGATATCGGCCAATAGATCCTTGGCTTCGGTCATGGTTAGTACCAAATCTCTACCGCCTCTGGCATCTTGGCCTTGTACTCGGTCGATAAATCGATTTATGTGCAGGCTCATCTATGTACCTCGTTCAAATACGGATCTAACCATGGCGGTGTCCAACCTTCGGGCTTGAGTACCTTGCCATCCGCACGTTTGAGTACCGTTCCAGTAGCCGGATCGATCTTGTCAAGATTGCTACGCATGACTTCGTTCCAGGCACCTTCGGCATCGGCACCCATGCTGTGTATGGCACCAATAGTGACAACAAGTATGTCAATCAAGGCATCAAGATCAGTGACCGGATGCTGACTGTCTTCGAGTTCTTGTACTTCTTCTCGGATCAGGTCAAGATATAGAGCATACTGATCACGATTCTCGATGCCCACGGTTTGACCACAGGCCCGCATGAAACTGGCTTGATTTTGAAATGGATTAGTCATGAGTGACCTCCTGTGTGTTAAAAAATGGTCCATGATAAGGATAGCGTTGTAACACTATGAGTTTGGGATCTTGCACAGTCTTCCACTTGCGACCTTTCTTGACTGCGTACCATCCGGCTGCAAACCAACTGCGACTCTTGGCTGTTTTGGTATAGAGTGGCAAGGCATGCGGTACGTCCCAGACCGGATTGTGTACACGACTGCCTGTGGGATAACCATGCACTGCGTGTGTTGCGGTGGACCGAGGACGGGTCCTGATCATGGGCGGTTCAAATCGCACCCCGGTACGTTGTTCAACCATGCGTATGGTCTTGTACTGTGTGATCTGATTGTTTAATCGGACCTGGTACCCACCGGCACAGGCTTCCACGTTGCCGACTTTTTCATCATTGTGTTGTAATATCCAAAACTTTTTGTCAATTACGGGTTTTGCTACTAGCATTGGTTCTCCTTGATCTACATTGTTCCTGCACGGTCACTGGCACATCTGGATGCCAGCCACCGATCAACTGCCTACAATCATACCTTATGACCACAGTGTCGGATTCTACAACATGCATGAGTGAGATAAAAAAAATCATGGTCCCAACTACACTGACAGAAATAGATAATAGCAACTTCATTCTAACACTCCTGCATAGGTAAGATTCATCCAACGTCCAAAATGTTCAGCACTTTCACTGCACTTGTTCAATTCATACTTGCCACAGAACTGCATGAACCTCACACCCACTTGTCCCACATCCTTGTGACTGATCTGTTCACGAATGGCAGTATCCACAGTCAGTTTAACATCATCAGGTTGTGCTGTCAAGTCAATCAAGGTCCTGTTGCGTTCGTAATCGTCTAACACTCTGTGCTCTACTCCGTCTGGGTCAGTCCAGCGTTGTAACATCATGTTGTTCCAGTTGTAGCCTTTACGGTCTCGGTCTGCATAGGCTTCTTGGAGCCCGACTTTGTTCTTGGTGCCTTTGGTCCTGACGCCCGGGAAGGCACTAAACACATTGTCGCTACTGTCGCCCCGCATGCATTTTTCAAACAAAAGCCACGCTGGATCAGGGACCGTTTTAGCTTGTTTTGTTTTTTTGTCGATAACCTGTTCACCTTTGGCATCAAAGATTCCTTTCGTAGTCAATAGCTCATCTGTAATACCGTTGTATTGCGTGACATTGTCGGCTAGTAATTGTACAAAATCAGTATCGCTACTGATAATTATGTGTTGGTCTTGGGGGTGTAAGGCAATCCATCTTGCTATAATGTCATCGGCTTCGGCAGTTGCGCATCTAACAACACTACAGTTGGTTCTTTCAGACAAGTATTTAGTCAGGCTATCGTAGGTCTCCCAGAACATGGCATCTTCTTCGGCTTCTTTTTCGGTGAGTGCGGCACGGGCCACGGCACGATTGGCCTTGTAGGGTTTGTAATGATCTTTGCGCCAACTGCGTCCTTCCAGTGCAAAAACCACATGATCTGCTTCAAATCTACGGGCCACTTTGTTGGCAGCCATCAAGGTAATATGTAGCGCAAATCCAATTTTTTCCCAGGTATCGCTGGCTCTAAAAGCACCATGTCTAGCTCTAAAGAACATGTTGGCTGTGTCAATCAACACATAACGCATACGGCACCACCTTAAATATATTTGTTTTCAATAATATATTGTAACATAAAACGGTGAAAAATGCTATGGCCATCCTTGCCATAATGGTATGAATTGGGTGCTACTGTTTCAATTCCGCGGGATCGAATTATGGCATCGTAGGTCAGTTTGGGATCGTAAGGACCAATATAATTGGTGCCCCAAGATTTCTGTTTGGCAATTTTGGCAAAATCGGTATTACCATTCACAAATATGTGTCGAACTCCAGATTCTTTTAGCTCTTGATGGAATGCCCAGATTTCATCGTGTGCTTGTTGGGTTTTCTTGGTCCAGTCCACAGTGGCTACAAATTGTTTGTATTGTTGCTGATGGCTTTCGGGAACCGTATCTATTCCGGATGCATTGATTTGGTAATAGGTATCCTCAATCAACCATTCTTCACGTTCCCAAGTACTCCATTGTACGATGACCAAGATGTCTTGTACAGCGTCGGCTCGTTCGGCCAACCAGGCTCGAGTGGTACGCATGATCCTGGTGTTGCTGCTGGCGCTTTCGGCATCCAGATGCAAGGCGGCATTCAGGGTACGACTCAGTTGTTTCCCCCAACTCACAGCAAGATTGTCCGGATGCGGTCTGCGCCCCAAAAAGAAATGTGCTGGATCATCTTCGGCAAAGGCATGATTGTTTACTGCTTCAGCAGCTGCGGCATGACTGTCACCATTCACATACAAGATCATAATATTTTGTTTTCTTCAATATACTTGATTAAAAAATTTGCCCAGGCTCGGTGCCCGTCTTCACCAAAATGATACCAATCGTCGGTTTTGAAATCTCTTTTTTTAAGATACCAATAGTAACTCAAATCATTTTCGTAAGGTCCAACATAACTACCATTCCAGTTGTATTGATTGGTTATTTCAAAAAAATTGTACATACAATTAAAAAACACATGTGGAATTTGTTTTTCTAGCAATTCACAGTGTAATTTATATATCTTTTCGTGTATTTGCTGTGACTTTTTGATCAGAGTTTCTGCAGTTTGTTCAACTACCCATTGTTTGTATTTTGTTACCAAACTGTCTGGAAGTTGATCGTGTCCGCTTGAATTTACATTGTAGCGTTTTTCCTGGTGTTCCCATTCTTCACGTTCCCAGGTACTCCAGCCTACAATGATCAAATCTGGTCGATTATTTTCTAGATATTTTCTAGTAGTTCTAATTATGCTGTCATTGCTGGCGCCAGGCTCAGCTGAATTAACCAGTTTGAAATTTAATAACTTTGCCAGCACATCAGAAAATGCTTTTCTATTTTTTGTGTCGTTTTTAAAAATACTGTGGCTGTCACCATTTACATACAAGATCATGATACTTCGCTACGACCGTCACCAATATCTTTACTACGGATGATCCTGTTGCCATTCATGGCCTGTTCTTGTTCCCAAGTTTCAAGTACTACATTGCGGCATACATTTTGAAACCAACGATCTATGATGTCAGCATCGGTGTCGTCTTTTTTCATCATGTAACCGTGCCTGACTAAATCGGCAATCATTTTTTCATTCCAGTCAAATTCAAAGGCGCCGGCATGAATGTTGTTGGGATCTATGTCCATGCTTACAATATTAAAGTAAGGCTGGCCACGTTCGGTAGCCAGCTCCTTGGCAGTTTTCTCCGGTGCCCTGGGTTTTTTAGGCTCTTTGGGCTTGGGATCCTCTGTTATTCTGACCACAGTTGGCTTTTTTCGAAAACGATCAAATATTCCCATTGTGTATATCCCGTTGAATCTGGCAGAGGATCGCGGATGCATATATCATTGCGATCTAGTATTGCCGTACTGCACTATCAATATATCTTTGCGTGTGGTTGTGAGCTTGCGCCATGGATCGATGATTATGCTACCGGCCTTGATATCGCAGTAGGGCTGTGTGTCCACCTGATCACCGGTATATTCGTAAGTGATCTTTCTATTGTGTGCCCATAAAAATACTGCTGGAGTATCTATAGAGGCAACAACATCTGCAGGGTCGTCGGCCAACGGATCCACATAGACCACTGGGTGTCCGGCTTCTTTGACATAGTGACCGACCAGGGTGCTGTAACTGCCAATACAGTATTCCACATCGGGCTTGTAGGCCTTGCCGTGGATCACGATTGGCAAGTTTAATAACTTGGACTGTTCAACCAGATACAAGGCCAAATTTCGAGCCTGTAATTCTCTAGCATGCATGACTGTGTCAAACAGATCGTATCCAATTTCGTATTCTTGAGCCAACCAACGCAAGGCAATGTTGTCTCTAGGATGACAAGCACCGGCATCGCCCATACCGGCTGTCATGTACTTGGGTCCCATGATGCGCATGGTGCTGCGAGCAAGAGCATTGGTCACAACGTCCACATTGATGTTGCCGATCTTCATGGCAAAATCCTGGATCATGTTTACCAAGCCGACCTTGGCGCTAATAAATGTGTTGTAGAAAATCTTGATTGCTTCGCACTCGTCCCAGGTACCAACTTCGTAACGTGGATCGTTGTTCATGATGGTTTTGTAAAGATCAATCAACTCACTGGCCACACCGGTTAGGCTGCCGTCTTCGGTACCAATGATCACCATTTCAGGATTGGCCATGTCCCATTTGACCGATCCCATGGCAATCAGGTACGGATTGTACAAGAATTGATGTTTGGAATCCAACAAAGTTATAAACTTGCGTCTTGTGGTTCCTGGCAATACTGTACTGATCAACACTACCTTTTTGCTAGACGTGGCATTGGCATTGACCTTGTTGATTGCATCAATCACAGCCGTATGCCCAAAGTCCTTGGGTTCCATGTGACTGCTTGGAACCGAACCATCATAGCCTTCAGCATGCGGGGTGGGAACAGCAATAAAAATCCACTCGCTTTCCTCAATCAATTCTGCAATGTCGCATACTCGTACGCTGTCGCTTGTACGTGGAGCAATATCGTACCCACGTACCTCGTGTTTTTCTGCCATTACTTCGGCACAGTCCAAGCCCAATTTACCAATTCCAATAAATCCAATTTTTGCCATTTCTTATCCTTAAAAGTTATCTTGTGTATAATTTATCTGACTTTTCCTGGGTGGCCTAAATATTTTGATAGACCGGAATAGGATTCATCTTGTGTAGACTGCGAGCACGTATTCGACGATATTTCTCAACATTTTCTTGCTGTTGATCTGTAGCAATAGGCACTTCGTTGTTGTCCTGCTTCATGGCCAACTCTAAATCAGCATAGGTCAATCCACCCAACTGATCTTGATCGGTGCGGCCGTCATCCCATAGACCGTCTGTAGGAGCGGCATCGATAATGTCTTGTAACACGCCAAGCTCACGACCCAGTTGCCACACTTCAGTTTTGTATAGATCACCAATTGGGCTGATATCTACGCCACCGTCGCCGTACTTGGTATAAAATCCCACACCAAAGTCTTCAACCTTGTTGCCGGTGCCGACCACAAGTCCTTGGGTGCTTTGTGCGATCTGATATAGCGTGACCATTCTCAAACGGCTACGGCTGTTGGCCATGCCCAACAAGTTATCGTAGTGATTTAATCTGGCTTCAAAGGCATCAAACACCGGAGTCACATCGACAATTTCATGGCGCACATTGTCAAAATTGTCCGCAAGCCATTTGCCTTGACGCATACTGAGATCGTGCAATTCAGGACGTTGACGGATAGGCATAGTGACCGCTATGGTATTCAATCCGGTACCGGCACATATCGCACTGACCACAGCACTATCGATACCACCCGATATGCCCACCACCAACGTGGTTATGCCAGCACTTTCAGCATACTCTCTAATCCATGCACTTATTTTGTCTTGTAACTTCATCAAGTTCCCCATTCATTTTTAAATAACGGCACTTGTAGTCGATCACTATAGCGCCATCCACGCTTCATTGCAGCCGCAGCCACATTGCGTGCGTTTAATGTATAAACACTTTCCACTCCGCCCACCGGCATCAGGTACACATGTCCTCGAAATCCAGCTGCGCGATATGCACCTACAGCACATTCGGCGTCGGCTATGTCTTGTTCGGTTGCCACAACAAATTTGAGATATGCTGTACCAACTTGCTCGTATTCGCAAACCACTTCTGGTCTAATTGCTTCTTCCCACCGTTCACCTGATCCTGGCAATTTGGCACTGACACTGAATGTGATTTCTCTATTCAATTGATGATTGGTAATTTTCCATCTAGTTAGATATTCTTTGAATTCTGGTGTGAGTGGTTGAGTGCCATTGGTTTCAAATGTG